AGCCGTGCAACGAGGAAACGTCCGCGCAACCGCTCTCCGCTCTCAAAGCTCAGCTCATAATCATCGAGCAATCCCGCCAAAGCGTTGTTCTTCAGCCGGGTTTCGGCTGTGGAGCCTGTAAAGACGCCAGCACCCGATACGGAGACAGAGCGCACGCCCGCGCCCGAGAGCAGTTCGCGCCACGCGCCGCTGCCTTTATTCGTAATGACCACCGGATCGCCATTAATCGACAGTTGCGTGGTTCGAAGCCCGGCGATTGTCGTATAAACAGGCGTCGTGGCACCATTGCCAACCTTTAACAGGAAGGCACTTCCTTTTTCTGCAGGCATGTGCAGGTTCCTTTCGAATTAGCCCCCGTCTTGGCAGGCGTAAAATATTGCGGCTTTATTGCGGTGTGAGTGGCAAATCAGGTCGCGAGCATTCGGACCCTGTGCTCAACTATGCCCGCCCACGGCCCCGATGGATCGCGGACAAGCATGGATCGCAGAAACACGATCCCCGCGATCCGCCAACCCGGAAGATCACGAGCCACGGCAGCCATGGCATCCTCGGCATGACCCATCAGGCTGGACAGGCGTGTCGGCTCCTCGCCATCGTCCCATAGCGTCAGCGCCAAACGCACTTCGCGGCCCGTGGCTGTCTTGGTGCTCCAATCAGTCGTAAAGCCATCATTGATGGCGATGTAGGGAAAGGCGGCGCGCGGGGGTGGGCCGTCATAAATGCCCGTCAAAACGTCCCCCAGAACTGGGTGGGCGTTTAACGCCGACACCGCCGCCGCTTGCAGAACCAGCATTGCGTCACTCATCGTCCAAAGTTCCTCAATAAGGGGTCAGTCAGCATCCGGAGCCGAAGGCGTTTGCCCGACAGCCGGACTCCGCCCTCCACGCATTCGGCGCGCACGCCAATTGGAAGCGCTGTTGCGCCCAAGGTTTCGATATGCCGGGCGGCTGCGCGCGCGCCGATCTCGTCAGCCTTTTGTGCAATCCGGTCGGCTTTCATTGCACTTCCTCGCAGACAAGCTGCATACGCGCGGGGAATGACGGGTCACTGACCAGACTGCGCACGGCAAGATATTTGCCCCGCCATGTCAGCCTTGTAGCCATGCCGAAGCCTTCCCGTTTGCGCATCGTCACCTGCCATCGCGGAAGTGCGGACAAGGCATCGGCGCGCGTCAGGTCGCCCGGCATAAGCGGGGACACCGCTGCCCATGCCTGTCCATCGTAGCGATATTTGCCGACAGCGCCGGCATAAGCATCTCGCTCGCCAATGCGGTGTTCGATGACAATGCGTTCACGCAAAGTCCCTGCGAGCTCCCCGCTCATGCGACGTGCATCCGGCGCCATGGACGCAACAGTGCCAGCGCCGCAGCCGGTGGCCCATCGCCCTCTGCGCCGTCACGATGGGCATAAAAATATCCGGCCAAGCGTAGCACGCCCATGCGCAAAGCTTCAGGCAAACTGGTCCAATCAGCCACGAGGCCCGCATGGCAGGCAACAGCGACTCGCCCAGCATTTCCGGGCTGAAGCACGCGGAAATAGCCCTCTCCGGTCGAACTGATCTTCGCTTCCCAGGCACTAGGTGCCATAAGATAGGACGCGCCTTCTGCCGGAAGGGCAGTCACCGAAAGGACGGACTGGACGGGCAGGGCCTTCAAAATCTGCCATCCGCCGCCCGAGGTGACGATCTCCGTCACCGTCCGACGCAGCAAAATCTGCCCTGTGAACTGTTCGGCATATCCCAGCGCCGCCAGTAAGGAGGACGCAAGGCTGCTGTCGTCCATATCCACATCGACACGCAAAAAGGCCCGCACCTCGTCCAGCATGATGCTGTCGAGAGCGAGCGGAGCAAGGCTCAGCATTTCAACTTCCTTTTTTTAAATTATGCGGCAACCCATGGCGGTAAGGCCAGCTTTCAAGGTGACCGCAGAGGCGGCGACTTCGGAACGGAATTGAAGCTGCACGGGCCCCGCAATTGCACCGACCGACACGATGAAGCGCGCCAGCATCGGCGTAGTAGTGGCAACGCTGCGAGCGCCAGGTGACGCTGCAGGAGTGGCCCCATCTGCGAACTGCTCATTGCCGGTCACGGCGGTTGCGCTGGCCATATGCAGCATGATCCCGCTCACCGCTCCCGAAGGGATATCAAGCGCCAGCGCGATGCCGGTGGTGGTCGCAGCGGTCTGGAACGTGCCAAGCACCTCAACCAAATAGGCCGTGTTCGCAAGCGCAGGGAAGGCAAGCCCGGTGGCTGCCGACAGCGTGACCGTATTATTCGACACGTCGGCGCTAAGCCTTTGCCATCTCCACGGATCGCTGCTGAGTTCATTTTGCTTGGCTGCTGGCTGATGTGCATTTGTTGCCGTCGCCACCGTCAGCCTGGCTTCGTCAGTTATCAGATACAGCTCTCCCGTCCGCAGACGGTCCGATACGGCAGCAGCGTCAATTTGCGCGCGGGTTCCGCGCTTATGCGCCAGGCTGGGCATCAGAAAGTGCCACAATCTACATCGCCAACCGCCAAGGTAACAAAGGCGTTAGCGGCATCCTTTGTCCACCTCATCGAACTGTCGAGTTGAATAACCCCATCGGTTCCATTTGTGCCCCAGATATAACCAGATGCACCACCGGACACGATAGATGTTTTTGCGACGAAATCCGACGTTGGGATGTTCAACGCCTCCTTAAATGCGTTGACCGTTATCTTCGTCTCCTTCTGCCCGACTGCCGAAGCATCATGCAGCATCAGCAAATCAGCAGCGCCATCGACTGCCGCCGCAGTGGCGAGATCGTCAATGGCGGGCACGACGGCCAAGCGCGTTGTCGCGCTAGTCGCAACATGCAATGTACCGCGATCCGTCGTGAAATGAACTTCGCCTTCCAGCATGGCAGCGGTCGGCAACTGGGCTTTCAGGCCACGCTTCATGAGAATTCTGGGCATATGATATCCTTAGGTGAATGTTCCGCCGTCAATGATCTCGGCAACCGGTCCCTGCGGGCCAGCGGGACCCGTCGCGCCGGGTGGACCAATGAGCGTCGCAATGGGACTGGGACCCGACACCGAGGTAGCCGTTAGCATGATGTTATCCGGCCCGCGCCACCGCAGCGCCAGCGCTGGCGCGGGTTGCCGCCATTGCAGCCGCCACGTCATGACGACACGCTTTCACGCAGCATGATGGCGATGCTTTCGGTGATGACAACCCCGCCGCCAATCTCCAGCCTAGCATCCGCCAGATAGGGACCAGCCGCCAGCAGCGCCGATTGGGCGGCATGGACGGTCAGCGTCCAGCCGGGGGCGATGTCTCCGCTCGCGGGTCGTGCTGCTATGTCGAAGACAGCCGCAACGGGATCGCTGGCGCTCACGCCAGTTCTTCCCGGTGCGACTGCCTTCATCGCTGCCCTGACAGCCGTGACCTGAAGGGGGTCACCAGTCACGGCGTCGAGCGCGAGCGAAATTGTCTCGCCACGTTGAAAAACAAATGGGCTCATATCGGTCTCGATCAGGAAATTTGGGGGAACGGGCCAAGCGGCGTGCCACCCCCAATATCACGGGGGCGGCATCGCGCTTGTGATTCAACAATCAGGTTGCGGCGAACTTCATCAGCTTGATCGCTTCCGAATTGGTAACCGCCCCACCCAAACGCTTGGTAGCGTAGAAATGGACATAGGGTTTATTCGAATAAGGGTCGCGCAGGATGTTGGTTTCGCTGCGTTCGGCAATCAGATAACCCGCCTTGAAATTGCCAAAGGCGATGGACAGGCTGTTCGCGGCAATGTCAGGCATATCCTCCGCCTCAACCACCGGATAGCCTAGCAAAGTATCCGGCTGACCTGCGTTAAGGCCAGGTTGCCAAATGAACGCGCCATCGGTGGTCTTGAACTTGCGGATGGCCGATAGCGTCGATGCGTTCATCACCCAGCTTGCGCCTTGGCGATATGGCGCGCGCAAGGCGTGCACCAGCTCGACCAGCCTATCCTGCGGGTTGGTTGCGACAAAGCCGCCAGCCGCGCCTGCCGGGATATATTGCAGCGTGCCGAACGGCCGCGTTGCATCCGTGGTAATCGCGTTCGGCGACGTCAAAAATCCTTTGGGCTTGTTGGTGCCATTACCGTTCACAAAAGCCGCACCTTCGGCTTTGGCAAATTCGGTTGCGATCTCGCTGGCCAGCCAACCTTCGACGTCAAACGCGGCGTCATCGAGCATCGCTTGAGTCGCCGCCGGATTGGCATAAAGCTCGCCAAAACTTGGCACGATTTCGTTGAAGGTGGGCGTTGCCGTTTCCGGACGGGTCGCGGTTTCAGATGCCCAGCCCGACGTCACGCCATTTTGCGTCACCAGCTTGCGATAGCCCGCCGATCCCACACGCACGACATTGGCAATCGCGCGAATAGGGGAAATGCCTTTCAACGTCGCGTCGATAACCTCGTCAATTTCGCGCGGGACCGAAAAGCCGCCGTCCGCGGCAACAGCACCGGCAAAGCTTTTAAGCTCCACTTCTGACCCCCGCCGCAAATAGCCGTCGACAAACGCCGACCGTGCCGGGTTGGTGACAATACTACCCGATAAGACGGGCCGCGTTGTAACCCCTCCCGGCAACGCTCTGTCAAATACAGCATCAAGCGGGTCGGCCTTGGTTTGATAATTCATGTCATTCTCCTTGCGTAACAATGGTCGTGCTAACGGGTGAGGAACTTTCCACCGCCAGCACCCGCGCGAGCGGCTGCATGGGGTGCGCGACGACGCTGACCTCGATGAGGTCCAGGTCAGTCAGCTCCCGATATTCATGTTGCGCCATGCCGCGCACGCGATAACCAAAGGACAGGCCCGATCCGGGCTGAACGCTTGCATTCGCGTCATCGACCTGCGCAATGACGCGCAAGCCGCGTGCGTCTTCTCTCAAGCTTTGGACAAAGCCGATCCGTTGGCTGCGGTCGTGTTGCCACAATAAAGGCAGGCCCGCCTTCGCCGCGCGCGCAAATGCACCCTTGCGAACGATATCGCCGCCTTTGTCCGGCGCGTCGAAAATGGCGGCATATCCGGCGAGCCTCACTGGCTCAAAAGCCCGGGCAGGCCCAGCTTCACCGCAAGACCGATGAGCAGCACGGCCAAGCCCATCCGAACGATCCAACCAATCGCCGCCTTGCGCGCCGAGCGCTTTGCATCGCGCCAAGCTGACAACAGCTCGCGCAATTCGCTCATGTCCTTGGCGGCACTCGCGTCGGCAAGGCCAAGCCGCGTCAGCGCGCGCCGCGCGCCCACTTCGGAAGCCTTCTCTAGCATCGCCTGTAGATTATTGTCCGGCATTAGAATCTCCTTCGAAAATATCATCAATCGCCGCTTGTGCGGCATCAGGTGCGGC